GATTTTAATAAGAACATGGCAATAGCGGTTGAATATGATTTGGAATATTAATGAATGCTTTATTTAACTTTATAGTTGAACCAAAAACTGGTAGAACTACAGCTGTAAAAAAAATTGAAGACTCTGAATTAATATTAAATACTGAATTACAAAATCATCACTATGTTAGCAGGCTTGGTGTTGTTAAAGCATTACCGCTTGCGTATAGCACAAAAATAAAAATTGATGATGAAATTTTAGTGCATCATAATGTATTCAGAAGATTTTATGATATTAGAGCTAAAGAAAAAAATAGCCGTAGTTTTTTAAATGAAAACGAATTTATAGTACAACCGGATCAAATATTTGCATATAAAAGAAATGGCGAATGGAAATGTGTTGATGGTTATTGTTTCGTAAAACCAATAAAAGAAACTGAAAAGTTTTCAATTAATAAAGAAAAAGAAGGGGTTGGTATTGTAAAATATACTGACGGCGTTGTTGAGCAAAATTCTTTAGTTGGTTTTAAACCGGGATTAGAATATGAGTTTTTTATTGAAAAAGAAAGACTATACCGAATACCAAGCAATTTAATTTTAATGAAATATGAATATCAAGGAGACGAAGAAGAATATAATCCAAGCTGGACACAAAGCAGTTGATGAGCTAATTAAAGTTGCTGAAGAAAAAATCATTACTAACACAGAGGATGATGTTTCTGCAGACAGGCTGAAAAACGCAGCCGCCACAAAAAAGCTTGCAATATTCGATTCCTTTGAAATATTAAATAGAATACAAGAAGAAGAGGCAATCCTTGAAAATAAACCTAAAGAAGAAAAAAAAGAAGCTTTCAAAGGTTTTGCAGAAAGAAGATCTAAGTAATGTACGAACAAACTTTATATAAGGTTGTTGAACCTATAAAAAATACTACCGTACATAGATTAAATAAAGGTAAGAAGTGGAGCTATGGCTATAATAAAGAACACGATATTGTAGTTATTAGCAAAACGGGACAAATAGGTCAGATATACGAAATACAGGGGCTTAAAATAGCGCTACCTAAGGAGCCTAAAAACATCATTAAGGGTAACAACAAGTGGGAAGCTAAAGAGTACCCTAAAGAGCTTAAAAACATTAAAAGTATATTTGACTGGAAAACATATCCAGATGAATTTAAGGAAAAATGGGAAACGTATATCGACGAAGAGTTCAGACGACGTGAAGAAGGCTATTGGTTCTATAATAGAAGTATGGCTACTTACCTTACTGGTACTCACTATATGTACCTGCAGTGGACCAAAATTGATGTAGGACGACCAAACTTTAGAGAAGCAAACAGATTGTTTTTTATATTCTGGGAAGCTTGTAAAGCGGATAATAGATGCTACGGTATGTGTTATCTTAAAAACCGTCGATCAGGTTTTTCTTTTATGTCATCGGCTGAAGCAGTAAATTTAGCCACAATATCAAGCGATGCTAGATTTGGTATATTATCAAAGTCTGGTGCTGATGCAAAAAAAATGTTTACAGATAAAGTGGTGCCTATATCGGTTAACTATCCTTTTTTCTTTAAACCAATACAAGATGGTATGGATCGGCCAAAAACCGAGCTTGCTTATAGAGTGCCAGCTTCAAAGCTTACAAGAAAATCAATACAATCTTCTGATCAAAGAGAACAGCTTGAGGGCCTTGATACGACAATAGACTGGAAAAACACTGGGGACAACTCGTACGACGGGGAAAAATTAAAACTATTAGTCCATGACGAAAGTGGCAAATGGGAAAGACCAGATAACATATTAAATAACTGGCGTGTAACTAAAACAACGTTAAGGTTAGGTAGTAGGGTTATTGGCAAGTGTATGATGGGGTCAACATCAAATGCTTTGGATAAAGGAGGTGAAAACTTTAAAAAACTTTATTATGCTTCAGATGTTACCAAGCGAAACCGCAATGGACAGACTGCTTCGGGATTATATAGTTTGTTCATACCTATGGAATGGAACTACGAGGGATTCATTGATTCTTATGGGTTACCTGTATTCGACACTCCCAAAAAACCTACAGAAGGACCATATGGAGATCCTATTGACGTAGGAGTTATAGAACACTGGCAAAACGAAGCAGACGGACTAAAAAACGACCAAGACGCTTTAAATGAATACTACAGACAGTTTCCAAGAACAGAGGAGCATGCGTTTAGAGATGAAACTAAAAATAGTATATTTAATTTAACAAAAATATACGAACAGATTGATTATAACGAAGATCTACGTAATAGTAATGTAGTAAGTACTGGTAGTTTTAGTTGGGAAAACGGTATTAAAGATTCAAAAGTAAAATTTACACCCAACCCAAATGGTAGGTTTAAAATAACTTGGGTACCGGGAATTGAATTACAAAATAAACAAATTGTTAAAAACGGTGTTAAATATCCCGGCAATGAACATATGGGTGCTTTTGGTTGTGACTCATATGATATATCAGGAACAACAGACGGAAGAGGATCTAAGGGTGCGTTGCACGGATTAACTAAGTTTAGCATGGAGGACCACCCCCCGAACACGTTTTTTCTTGAATATGTTGCAAGACCGCAAACAGCTGAAATGTTTTTTGAAGATGTATTAATGGCTTTAGTATTTTATGGGATGCCATTGCTTGCAGAAAATAATAAACCTCGTTTGTTATATTATTTAAAAAGAAGAGGTTATAGAGGATATTCGATGAACAGACCTGATCGTTTATGGAATAAATTATCAGTTGCTGAAAAAGAAGTTGGAGGTATACCAAACTCCAGTGAAGATATTAAGCAGGCTCACGCTGCTGCTATTGAATCTTATATAGACAAATACGTGGGTGTTAAATCAGATGGACAGTACGGAGATATGTATTTTAACAATACATTAAATGACTGGGCAAGATTTGACATTAATAAAAGAACAAAATTTGATGCCGCTATTAGTTCAGGGCTGGCTATTATGGGATGTAATAGACATTTATACAGACCTGTTGCGGATAGAGAAAAACAAAAATTAAACTTAAGTATCGCTAAGTATACAAATAGCGGATCAATATCAAAAATAATAAAATAAATATGGCTGAGTCAGTTATAAAAGATTTTTTTCCTAGTCAAGTAGCTAGTGATGCTGAGAAGATGTCAGCTGAATATGGGCTAAAGGTAGGTAGAGCTATTCAAGACGAATGGTTTAAAATGGATACCGGTACGACTAGATATAAAACAAATCAGCATGCTTTTCATCGGTTACGATTATATGCACGCGGAGAACAAAGCATACAAAAATATAAAGACGAGCTATCTATAAACGGGGACTTGTCATATTTAAATTTAGATTGGAAACCTGTTCCTATTATACCAAAGTTTGTTGATATAGTAGTAAATGGAATATCTGAAAGATCGTTTGACATAAAAGCATATTCACAAGATCCTTATGGCGTTAGTAAACGTACAAAATATATGGAGTCTATTATTCGTGATATGCAAACGCAAGAATTAAACGAAATAGCTTTAGAAGCTTTTGGTGTTAGTTTATTTGAAAATAACCCAGAAGAGCTTCCAGATACTAAAGAGGAATTAGAATTACATATGCAGCTTAGTTATAAGCAAGCTGTAGAAATTGCAGAAGAGCAGGCTATTAACACACTATTGGAAGGTAACAGATACGATCTTACTAAGAAACGCGTTACTTATGATTTAACAACTATAGGTATTGCTGCCGTTAAAAATACATTTAACCAGTCTGAAGGCGTAAAGGTTGAATATGTTGACCCCGCTAATTTAGTTTATTCCTACACAGAGTCGCCTTATTTTGAAGATATATATTATGTTGGCGAAGTTAAGCAAGTTCCTTTAAACGAGCTTAAAAAACAATTTCCAGATCTTACCAACGATCAAATGGAAAGAATTAGTAAAACTGCATATACAAGCAATGGCTTTTATGACAGAACGTTAACTAACTATAATGAAGCTGATTCTAACACCGTTCAAGTGTTGTATTTTAATTACAAAACTTACATGAACGAAGTGTATAAAGTAAAGGAAACAGCCACAGGGGCCACAAAAATATTGGTACGTGATGATCAGTTTGATCCACCTGTTGAAGTTTTAGAGCAGCAGTTTGGCAAGCTATCTAGATCATTAGAGGTATTATACGAAGGTGTACTAATATTAGGAACTGATATATTGCTTAAATGGGCAATGGCTAAAAATATGATGCGTCCTAAAAGCGATTATACTAAAGTAAAAATGAACTATAGTATTGTTGCGCCTAGAATGTATAAAGGAAAAATTGAATCATTAGTAAGCCGTATAACTGGTTTTGCTGATATGATTCAGCTTACACATTTAAAGCTACAACAGGTAATGTCAAGAATGGTGCCAGACGGCGTTTATCTTGATGCTGACGGTTTAGCTGAAATTGATTTAGGTAACGGAACAAATTATAATCCGCAAGAAGCTTTGAATATGTTCTTCCAAACAGGTTCTGTAATTGGTAGATCATTTACTCAAGAAGGTGATATGAACCCTGGTAAAGTGCCAATTCAAGAAATCACAAGTGGTTCTGGCGGTAATAAGTTAGGGGCGTTAATTAACACATATAACTATTATTTACAGATGATCCGTGACGTAACGGGTCTTAACGAGGCTAGAGACGGCAGTACACCAGATTCTAGAGCTTTAGTTGGCGTACAAAAAATGGCCGCTGCAAATTCAAATACTGCAACGCGTCATATATTAAATGCTGGTTTATTTATAACAGCAGAGCTGGCTGAATGCTTGTCACTAAGAATATCTGATATATTAGAGTTTTCACCCACTGCTGATGCTTTTATACAAAAGATCGGCGGTCACAATGTTGCTACACTGCAAGAAATGAGTGAATTGCATTTGTATGATTTTGGTATATTTATTGAACTAGCGCCAGATGAAGAAGAAAAAGCAATGCTCGAAAATAATATTCAGACGGCATTATCAGCTGGTCTTATTGATTTAGACGATGCTATAGATTTACGTGATATTAAAAATATAAAGCTAGCTAATCAATTATTAAAAATTAGACGTAAGCGTAAATTAGAGCGTGATCAGTTAATGCAACAGCAAAATATTCAAGCTCAAGCAGAGGCTAACGCACAAACACAACAAGTTGCTGCTCAAATGGAAGTTCAAAAGCAAAACGCTATCACTTCTCAAAAAATGCAACTTGAACAAACAAAAGCAGAATTAGATTTACAAAAGCTACAACAAGAAAAAATGGCTAAAATGGAACTAATGAAGCTAGAGTTTGAAATGAATATGCAGTTAAAGGATGCTGAGGTTGAAACATATAAAGCAAGAGAGTCATTTAAAGAAGACCGTAAAGATGACAGGACTAAGCTTCAAGCTTCACAGCAAAGTGAACTTATAGAGCAAAGAAAGAATAATACTCCGCCTAAAAACTTTGAATCGTCGGGTAACGATATAATTGGCGGTGGATTTGACTTAGGTTCCTTTGAACCCAAGTAATAATAAGTAAAGTAATTATATAATATTTTATCATGGAAAACCAAGAAAACGAGGCTATTGAAAATGTAGCCGCAGAAACCAATGAGCAGCCAGTTGAAGAAACAGGTAAGCTAAAAGTAAAACGTCCAAAACAATTTGTTAAACAAAACACAGAAGACGACGTTATTAAAGTTGATTTAAGACAAAACAAAGAAGAAGATGCCGTTCAAGAGCAAAGCACAGATGCAGGCAATGATATTGTCGAGCAACCCCAAAACGAGGGAGGTAGCGAAGAAGTGGTTGAAGAAGTACGGGACACCGAACAAAATGAAGAGCAACCCGTTCAAAATGAAGAGCAACCCGTTCTTGAAGAAATAATTGAAGAAGAGGTACAAGAGCAAACCGAACAGTTAACAGAGGATGTAGCTGAAGCAATTGCTGAGCAAAAAGAAACAGGTGTTGAACTTCCTGAAAATATTCAAAAAGTTGTAGACTTTATGAATGAAACCGGTGGTACACTTGAAGATTATGTACGATTAAATCAAGATTACTCTCAGTTAAATGAAACACAATTATTAAGAGAGTATTACGAAAACACAAGACCTCATCTTGATAAAGAAGAAATTGACTTTTTAATGGAAGACAATTTTGCATTTGATGAAGAGCTTGATGAAGAAAGAGATATACGTAAAAAGAAAATAGCTTATAAAGAAGAGCTAGCAAAGGCTAAAACCCACTTAGATGGACTAAAGTCTAAATATTACGAAGAAATTAAAGCTGGATCAAGGTTAAATCCTGAACAGCAAAAAGCGGTTGAATTTTTTAATCGCTATAATAAAGAAAATGCGGAAGCATCTAAAGTAGCTGAAAAGCAAAAGCAAGTATTTTTAAACCAAACCAATAATGTTTTTTCAAATGATTTCAAAGGTTTTGATTATCAAGTAGGAGACAAAAAATACAGATTTAATATTAAAAATGCTAGCGAGATTAAAGAAACCCAAAGCGACATTAATAATTTTGTCAAGAAGTTCTTGAACGATAAAAATGAAATGTCAGATGCTAAAGGTTATCATAAATCATTATTTACAGCTATGAATGCCGATAAGATAGCACAACACTTTTATGAGCAAGGTAAAGCCGACGCTATGAAAGAGAGTATGGCTAGAACGAAGAATGTTAATATGGACGCGAGAGGTGTGCATGAAAAAGTTACGTCTTCAAGTGGTTGGACTGTTAGAGCTATAAATGGGCAAGATACTTCTAAACTGAAAATTAAACTTAGAAAATAAAAATTTAAAATTTAGAAAAAATGGGATCATTTACTACCCAGGTAGCTGGGTTAACTCCAAGACCAGTCAAAGAATTGGCTTGGGATAATTATTTAAACATTGACGATTTAAAATTCGATCAACAATTTTTGCCAGAAGTATACGAAAAAGAAATCGAAAGATTTGGAAATCGTACAATTTCTGGATTCTTAAGAATGGTAGGCGCTGAAATGCCTATGGCTTCTGACGTTGTAACTTGGGTTGAGCAAGGGCGTTTGCACATTGCTTATGATAGCCTTGTAATTGCTACAGGACAAGCTCCAGTTGTAAATACAATTTCAGGATTACCTACTGGACACTTAATTCAACCAGGTATGACTATCGCTGTTTCTAACGCAAGTGGATCAGAAGTGGATAAAGCGTATGTAAAAACTGCTGCTGCTAACTCTATTACAGTTGAATGTTATGGACAATCTGCTGATGGTGGACTTTCTATTACTGCAAGTGCTGCTACAGATAAGAAATTATTTGTATATGGCTCTGAGTACGGAAAAGGTTCTTCAGGCGTAGGTAATCAAATTGAAGCTAGTTCTTCTTTCTTTAGCAACAAACCAATTATTTTGAGAGACAAGTATTCAGTATATGGATCTAACGTTGCTCAAATTGGATGGGTTGAAGTTACTACTGAAGCTGGAACAGGTGGATACTTATGGTACTTAAAGTCTGAGCACGAAGCAAGACTACGTTTCCAAGATTATCTTGAAATGTCTATGGTAGAAGCTGAAAAATCACAAAATGCCGCAGGTACAGCCGATAGAGCAATTACTCCAGTAGGTAGCTACGCTCAAGGAGGTGCTGAAATCACTGGTACTGAAGGTTTATTTGCTGCTATTGAAGATAGAGGTAATGTATTTACAGGTCTTGACACGGCATATGGAAACTACGCTGCTGCTGATGCTGGTGCAGGTGCCGCTGGGTCTTATGTTACAAACAACGGTATTGATGAATTTGATACTATTCTACAACAATTAGACACTCAAGGTGCTATCGAAGAAAATATGCTTTTCTTAGATCGTGCTACTGCTTTAGGATTTGATAATATGCTTGCTGCACTTAACGCTCCTTATGGAGGTGGTACTTCTTATGGTGTATTTGAAAACTCTGAAGATATGGCTCTTAACTTAGGATTTAACGGTTTCCGTAGAGGTTCTTACGATTTCTACAAAACTGACTGGAAATATTTAAATGACTCTACAACTCGTGGAATCATCGATGATATCGAAGGTGTATTAGTTCCTGCTGGAGTTTCAACAGTATACGATCAGCAATTAGGTACTAACATCCAAAGACCATTCTTACATGTACGTTATAGAGCTTCTGAAGCTGACGACCGTAGAATGAAATCTTGGATTACAGGATCTGTTGGTGGAAACTACACTAGCGACGAAGATGCAATGAATGTACACTTCTTATCAGAGCGTGCACTTTGTGTTCAAGGAGCTAACAACTTTGTATTGTTCAAATCATAAGTTTTATATAAGTAAGGTTACCCTCGATGTATCTTCGGGGGTAATTCTTACCTTTTATTAATTATTTAATTTTATTATATCATGGCTAAAAAAGCTAAAGCAGAAGAAACTGTTGAGGTTGCACCTCAGCCTGTAGTTGCTAAAAAAGTAGCTGCACCAAAACCACAAAAGCCTGAATGGGAATATAGAGACAGGCTATATACTTTAAGAAAAAATAAAACACCATTAACATATGTAATACCTTCAAAGCATTCTGGTAAAAATAAACTATTATGGTTTGACCCAGAAAAAGGATATCAAAGAGCTTTAAGGTATGTTACAAACCAGCCTACCCCTTTTGTAGATGAACAAACTGGAGTAGTTACGCTTGGTAGAATTGTGTTTAAAAATGGCGCTTTAAGGGTGCCAAAAGAAGACGTTGGTCTTCAAAAATTATTATCTTTATATCATCCTTTAAAGGATTTATTATATGAAGAATATAATCCAGTTCAAATTTCAGTTAATGAAACAGAACAAATAGAGCTTGAGATTGAAGCATTACTTATTGCAAAACAAATGGACATTAACGAAGCTGAAGCAGTTTTAAGAGTTGAGTTTGGAAGCAAGGTAGATGAATTAAGTAGCTCTGAATTAAAAAGAGATCTTTTAATATTTGCTAAAAAGAAACCAGGGTTATTTATAGAACTGGCTAATGATGATAACGTAGAGTTGCGGAACATCGGAATAAAAGCAACACAAGCTGGTATTATTCAGCTATCAAAAGATCAAAGAACATTTACATACGGTGATAATCAAAGAAAACTTATGACAGTACCTTTTGATGAGCACCCATATTCAGCGTTAGCCGCTTGGTTTAAAACTGACGAAGGTATGGAAGTGTTAAATCATGTAACAAAAAAATTATAAGTTACCATTGTAGTGATAGGCCGCTGTAATGGCGGCTTATTTACTATAAATACAAAAACAAATGGCAGTAAGTATAGATACAGTTTATCAAAAAGTATTAGCAATACTAAATAAAGAACAGCGTGGATATATTACTCCTCAGGAATTTAATTTATTTGCCAATAGAGCACAGTTAGATTTATTTGAGCAGTATTTCTACGACATTAATCAATTTGGCAGAATGCACGGTAATAGCACTGAGTATTCAGACATGCTAAATGTATTAAATGAAAAAATTAATATATTTGAGACTACTGCTACTTTAACATATAGTACAGATCATTTTGATCTGCCTACAAACCTTTATCGTTTAGGTACAATTATATATGCTAACACCACAACTGACAACTTCGGTGTTACATCTACAGAGCCCATAGAGGCTGAAAGAGTTAATAAAAACGAAATTCTATACATTAACTCATCCCCGCTAACTAGACCAGCTAATACTAGACCTATATACACATCTGACTCAACAGGTGTTAATGTCTATGGGGCGGCTGAATTAACATCTGCAGTTACTTGCAATTACGTTAGAAAGCCAGCTACTCCCAACTGGGCATACCAGATTGTTTTCGGGGAGCCACTGTATGATGCAGCAAATTCAGTAAATTTTGAATTACACCCCTCTGATGAAACAGAATTGGTTACAAAAATATTAGAATCAGCTGGATTGTTAATTAAAGACATTAGCTTCTATCAAGTTGGTGATAAAGAAGAAATGGAAACTGTACAACAAGAAAAATCTTAATAAATGAGTTTAATCACCCAAACAAACGAACAGTATTACGAGGGACCAGATGGAATTTGGAACAGCTTAGATGAAAACTATGGTGACTATCAATTCATTTCTCTTAAAGATATTATAAATAACTTTATTATAGCTTATGTTGGCGAAGATAAAATTATAAGTAAAATAAAAAGAACTGATATTGTATTTCACGCTAAGCGCGGTGTACAGGAATTAAATTTTGATACGCTGCATTCTTTTAAAGCACAAGAAATTGAAATAGGCCCTCAGCTATATATGGTATTGCCGCAAGACTATGTTAACTATATAAAGTTTACATGGACAGATAGCGCTGGTATAGAACACGTAATATATCCCGCAAGCAAAACTTCTGATCCACCAGCTATATTGCAAGATGATAATTTTGAATATACGTTTGATAATAATGGTGAAATATTATATGCTCAGGAATCAGAAACTTGGAAAAAGTTTAGCTCTACTGGCATTAGCCCAGAAGACCCAATGTCTGAAGCAGCTGCCGCGGATAAAATATATGAGCAAAACTTAGGCAGACGATATGGTATTGATCCTCAGTTTGCACAATCAAATGGCACATTTTTTATAGACCAAGTTAGGGGATTAGCAAGATTTAGCTCAAATATGGTGCATAAAATTGTAACATTAAAGTATGTTAGCGATGGACTTAATGTTAAAGAAGAGGAAATGCGTATACATAAGTTTGCTGAAGAGGCTATGTATAAATACCTTGCGCACGCTATATTAGCAACAAGGGCTAATACCCCTGAATATATGATAGCGCGTTTCAAAAGAGAAGCTGCAGCAACTAAGCGTAATGCTAAATTAAGACTTTCAAATATAAAATTAGAGGAAATCACGCAAGTATTGCGAGGTAAATCTAAACAAATAAAACACTAATATATGCCAGAATTTATTCACAGCTTCCAGCGTGGAAAAATGAACAAAGACCTTGATGAAAGGCTTGTTCCAAATGGAGAATATCGAGATGCTTTAAATTTAGATTTAGCAAATTCAGATGGGTCTAACATAGGCACATTACAAAGTGTTAAAGGTAATACTGAAATTAAAAAATTTACGCCTAAAACAGGGTTTATTGATGAATTAGATAATCCCGTTTGTGTAGGCTCTATAGTAGATGATATAAATGAACGAATATACTGGTTTATTGCCTCTGATAGTGTTAGCGCTATTGCTGAATATGATCAAGTTGAAGATTTGGTAAGACCTGTACTCGTAGATACGCAAAGTATATTAAACTTCACAAGAGATTATTTAATAACTGGTATAAATATATTAGATAAGTTTTTATTTTGGACAGATGACCAAAGTGAGCCTAAAAAAATAAATATACAAAAGTTTAAAACAGGTTCAACAAACTTTATTACTCATACTAAAATACCCACTTGGGTTCCTACAGCTCAAACCCCAGAGCAAGAATATTCAAACATTAACTTATCGAGCCAGCCTGACTTTACTGAAGAAGATATTACAGTAATTAAAAAATCTCCATTAACAGCACCGTCAATAAACTCAGCTTCATCAAAATTTGGCAATAATACAGATGGGACGCCTATAGACGGGACGGGTATTGCGCCGGTTACAACGATAGCTTTATCTCCAGCTGGTACAGGAACTGAAAATTTTACATATATCCCGGATGTATCTAATAGCCCTGAGCAATATGAAAGTTTACCAACATATGGGGAATTTTTAGAAAATACAACAGGAGTTGATGGAGACCCAGATTATTATGAAGATAGCAATTTGCCTACAAACTGGAACGGGCGTGTTTCATTTGCCGTTACGCCTATATATGGTACCGACCCAGACACCGGGGAGCCGGTATGGAAGGCTGGAGATTTAATTACTTTAGAGGGCACTTTTGAGGATGACTTTAATCAATCTTACGACTACGGTATTACTGTTAAAATAACTAGCGTAAATAACAATAATATTATAGGCGAAATACAAGCAATATCTTCTGATATATTAAAGCCTGAAGACGGAGCTGGTAACATTATCCCAATAATTTGGGACGTTGTTTTAGAAGAAAACAAGCCTATGTTTGAATACGTATTTCCAAGGTTTGCCTATAGATGGAAATACATAGATAACGAATATTCAGCTTTTTCGCCGTTTTCAGAAGTAGCTTTTATAGGTGATGAATTTAAATATGTATCTTCTGATGGTTATAATATTGGTATGACCAATAATATAAGAAAACTTATTATTGAAGACTTAGAGTGGGGCACCGAAGAAGTTGCTGAAATAGAAATATTATATAAAGAATCTCATAATAACTCCGTATATTCTGTTGATACAATAAAGAAAAAAGATTTTAGCCCATACTCTACAGGAACTACTTTGCCTACATTTTTTCAAATTAACACAGAAATTATAGGCGCTTTAATAGAGGCTAATCAACTTTTAAGACCATGGGACAATGTACCCCGCAAAGCTAAAGCTCAAGAAATTGTAGCTAATAGGTTAATATATGGTAATTATTTACAAAATTATACCGTAGATAAAATTAATTTGCAAGCCAACTTTTTGCCTTATGCACATAAATCGGACACTTATACTGGCGACCCTCCTAATAATTTTATAAGAATGCCCGAAGGTTCTTTAAAAACAATTAGAACCTA